CTGCCACTTGATTGGCCAACGCCACAAGGCAATGGTGAATTGGACTTTGGTGAAGTGTCACCAATCGTTTCATCATGCGCCGTGTGTGATACGCCACTGCCGATCTATGACATCACTGTGATGGAAGATGGTGATCACTGCTGTATGAAAAGCAAGTGCCATGATCGACACAATGCCGAAATGTTGAAGGAGTAAGATGATGCCGCTGCTATACCACTGCAGCGGCATTCTTTTATTCAATCCGTATTTTGCCAAGTGCATCACATGATATACTGTGTTCAATTAGTATGGCTTCAAAACGCAAGAAAATTGAATACAAGGGAAAATCCTGCTGGCAATATCCATCTGGCATGATCAAAGACGTGAAAACAGGCCAGATCATCAAAGCTGGAGTGGGGAAAATTGGAGTGCCACAGATCCGCATTGAAGATCGCAACATCTTGATCATGGCTGATCTGAAGTACGCATTTGGAATTGATTGCAACGTCAGTGAAGCGTGCGTGTACGCAGGGATTGTGCCAGCCACGTTGCGCCGCATGTTTGAAGACAATCCAGAATTTGCCGCCGAATGTGCCAAGCTGAAGAATCAGACGGTGCTTGATGCACGTGCTACGACAGCCACTGCTGTGAAAGAAGATCCCCGTGCGGCCATGGCGTTTCTATTCAAGAAGCGCGGCAGTGAGTTTGCTGACAGCGTGATTGATGCACATCGCAAGATTGAGCCAGTGCGTGAGATAACCAGAAAAGTATTGCCACATGCAAACGCTAGTGAATAGATCCATGCTGGAACAACAGGCGGATGAATCAGAGATCCAAGATCTTGAAGATTTGATGTATCCAGTAGAAGAACTGCGTGATGAAGATGGCAGGCACATTGAGTGGATCGCCACGCCGACACAGGATGAAGCATTGCTGATGCTTGAAGATCCAGTGATTGAAGAACTGATGTTTGGCGGTGGAGCTGGTGGAGCGAAAACGTATCTTGGCTGTACGTGGATCATCCAGTCAGCATTGCGCTATGAGCGCACACGATGGCTGATAGCGCGTAATGTGCTGCTAGAGCTAGAGCAATCAACCTTGCTGACTTTTTGGGACGTGTGCCGTGATTTTGGGCTTGAAGAAGGGCGTGACTACAAGTACAACATCATCAAGCACACAGTCACTTTCAAGCAATCGAAATCAGTGGTGTATTTGAAGGAATTGAAATACATGCCGCGTGATCCGCACTATGACAGATTGGGATCTTTTGAGTACACAGGTGTATTCATTGACGAATCACAGCAGGTGCGTGAAAAGGCCAAAGAAGTGCTGAAAACTAGAATCAGATACAAGCTGGCGATCAATGGATTGATTCCAAAGATGCTGCTGACATGCAACCCTTCCAAGGGATTTTTATACAAGCAATTCTACAAGCCCTTCAAAAGTGGCAAACTACCAGCACACAGATCCGTTGTGCTATCGCTGGCCAAGGATAATCCCTTCATTGATCCGTCATACATTTCCAACTTGGAAAAATCAGACAAGAATACCAAGCAGCGTTTGTTGTTTGGCAATTGGGAATATGATGATGATCCAGATGCACTGATCAGCTTTGATGCGATCAGCGATCTATACACCAACACAACCGCTTCATTGACGTGGCGCGATGATGGCACGATTGATTGGAACATTGTGAAGCGGCCAGATCTAGCGATCAGCTGTGACGTTGCGCGCTATGGTCAAGATAAAACCGTGATCATGCTGTGGTACAAGCTGCAGGTGATTGGCATTTGGGTGTATGACAAAACCAGCATCCCCACTGTTATCAAAGAAGTCAGCCGCATTGAACGGGAATACAATGTGCCGCGATCCAAGATCGTGATTGATGATGATGGGATCGGTGGTGGTGTTTCTGATGGTCTGCGTGGCTGTAAGAAATTCAATGCCAATGCATCGCCAAAGCCAAAGAAGGAAAACTACATGAACTTGAAAGCGCAGTGTGGATATCATCTGGCCACACAGATTGAAAGCAGAATGCTTGGCATCGACTGTGACAACATTGATATCCAGAATATGATCAATGAAGAATTGGAGCAGCTGAAAACAAAGGACGCTGACAAAGACGGGAAGCGGAAGCTAGTGCCAAAGGATGAAATCAAAGTGCTGCTTGGCCGATCACCCGATTTCCTAGATGCGATGATCATGGGAATGTACTTCCACGTAGTGCCAACGCCAAAGTACAGTACATAGCTATTGATGATGGTATAATATCTGCACTATGAAGCATATCCCTTTTTCAAAACGACTTGGCATGGCAGCTGATGCAATCCGCGGCAAAAGCGCAGTGTCAGATGAACGTGGCTGGAAGGATCTGACTGGCACATCAGAAGGCAACCGTGAGTGGAATGAATTGGAGCTATTGGAACACTATTCAAAATCAGTGTATGTATTCCGTGCAATCAAAATCATTGCAGAGCGAATGAGTGCCGTACAGTACGATCTACACAGGATCGCCAACAGCCAAGGTGACGTTGAAGAAGTGCTGATGCATGAAGTGCTTGATGTTATGGCACGGCCAAACCGATTCCAGACATGGCCGCAATTGGTCAAGATCAATATCACAAACAAGCTGCTGGCTGGTGAATCGTATCTGTACAAGGTGCGTGATGGCCGCGGTCAAGTTGTGGAGCTTTGGAACATACGGCCAGACTTGATGCAGCCGATCAAATCCAAATCAAACTGGATCAATGGATACGAATTTCAGACACAGGGCGCAAAAGAATTCTTTGCTGTAGAAGATATCATCCACAACTTTGATGTGAATCCAGTGGATAACCGCGGCGGACGTTCACCATTGATGGCCGCGAAGTCACGTGTGCAGGTTGAACTGTACGCAAACGAATACCAGCGTGACTTCTTTTTGAATAACGCACGGCCAGATGGATTGCTTGTATCTGAAGAAACGATGGGTCAAGAACAAAAGGATGACGCCAAAGAAGATTGGAATGATCAGAACCGTGGACGCGGCAACAACAGCAAGATTGCTTTTCTTGAAGGCGGTCTGAAATACCAGCAAGTGTCTACATCACAGCGTGAAATGGACTACATCGAATCAATGAAATTCACCCGTGAAGATATCTTGGTTGCATTTGGTGTACCAAAGGAATTGATGATTTCAGAAGGTACTGGCTTGGCCACTGGAACAAATGCCATGGATTCATTCTTGGAAATGACGATTGATCCAGAAGTGCGGCAACTGTTTGAAGGCATCAATGAACAACTGGTGCGGCAAGATTTTGGTGCTGAATTCTACATCCAGCCAGAATCAGTGATCCCCGAAAAGCGCGAAGCAATGATTGCGGAGTTTGAAAAGGGCGTAGATAAATGGCTGACACGAAATGAAGCACGTACACTGCTTGGACTTGAACCAGTAGACGGTGGTGATTTCTTATACACACAATTTGGCAATGTGGAGCTTGGCACAAAAGGCGCACAGATCGCTGAAGCAAAGCGTCACGTGAAGGCACTTGGCGGCGCACACGTATTCCGTGGACGGCCACAGCTACACAAGCGGCTAGTGCTTGAAGAAACGCTGACAAAGGCAGTGACAGCTGCTGTGTCAAAAGCTATGAGCAAGAAGAAAACCAAAGAAGTGAAAGCTGATGATGATGCACCCAAAAAGATTTCATTGATCAAAGGCAAGAAGGTGCGTGCGCAGTATGAATCCAACATGAACAAGGGAATTGATCGCCGTGCTGCTGGATACCGTCAAGCGCTATCCAAGATGTTTGAAGATCAAGAATCACGTGTGGTTGAAACTGCAAAAAGTATTGTTGAAGAAAACGTGACAGATCCAACTGCACTGAAGGACATCTGGCAATCAGATCTTGAAGTGGAGATCTTCACTGAAGAAATCATGCCAACAATGCAGGCCATCGCACAAGATGCAGGTCAAGAAGGCAACAAGCTGATCAGTGATGCCACAAAAGACGTGGATGATTTTGTGATCACTACCGTGCTGCAAGAAATCTTGAATGAGCGTGCCAAGCTATTTGCTGGCAGTGTGAGCGAAACCACATTTGCTGCTATCGCTGATCAAGTGATCGCTGGACTGGATGAAGGTGAAGATGTGAATCAGATCAGCACACGTATACGATCTGTATACACAGACATCAACAAAGTACGCGCTGGATTGATTGCACGTACTGAATCCACTTTCGCCAACAACGCTGGCTTCCAAGCATCGTTTGCACAATCAAAGGTGGTCAATGGAAAAGAGTGGATTGCAACCAAGGATGAACGCACACGGCCTGCACACGCAGCAACTGATGGTGAGATCGTGGAAGTCAATTCAACCTTCAGCAATGGCCTAGACTATCCACAAGAACCAAACTGCCGCTGCGTTATTGCGCCAGCACTTATTCAAGCGTGATATAATATCTAGCAATATGAAGCCAACACAAACAACACTACAATTTGAAACACTTGGAATCGACAAAGAGAAATTCACTGTGGATGGTGTATTCAGCACAGACGATACTGATCGTCATGGTGACGTAGTGAAGCAAGATGGCTGGCTGCTAGAAAACTACATGAAGAATCCAGTGATTCTTTTTGGTCACAATCATTGGGATCTACCAATTGGGAAGATGATCAAGCTGTCAGTTGAAGAAAAGGATGGCAAGTCACAGCTAGTTGGAACAATCCAATTTGCTGCTGAAGAATATGAGCTAGCAAAGACAATCTTCAATTTGTATGCAGGTGGATACATGAAGGCATTTTCAGTTGGATTCCGAAACTTGGAACGGTCACGCGCTGTGCGGCCTGCTGAAGAAGGTGACGATTCTGAAGAACGGGAGCGATCATACAGCGTGCTTGAAGTGAATGAGCTATTTGAAGTATCTGCTGTACCAATTCCAGCCAACGCCAACGCGCTTGTGAAGGCGGCAGAAGATGGTGTGGAACTTGGAGCGTACAAGAAGGGATTGGAAAATCTAGTTGACACAAAGATGTCAATCTTCAGTAGTGAGCATGAACGTACCATTGTGGATGCAATGGATGCGATCAAGCAATTTGCTGATACAATGAAGGACACACAAGCAACTGATACCGCTGTTGAAACAAAAAGTGCCGCAAGCACATCCCCTCGCAGCAAGGGCAGTGATCAAGCAAAAGCCAAAGCAAGCCCACGTTTGCTGCGCGCAAAAGCTGTTCACAGGGTCAATCGTGCAATCCGCGTGATGGCCAAGGTGAAGAAATCACTATAAGCCCTAACATTATTTATATGACGTTGAAAAGTATTCTGGCAAAACTTGCCAAAGGACTTGCAATTTCTACTGAAGAAAAAGCATTCATGGATGCTAATTCTGACTTCTTGAATGCCAAGCAAAAAGAAGCAGTTGAAGATGCAGAAGTTGCTGATGAAGCAGCTGATGAAGATGAAGAAGAAGATGCGGATGCTGAAGATGCAGACGCTGATGAAGATGAAGATGCTGAAGTAGATGAAAAAGGCATCCAAGCAATCATCAAACGTGAGATCGGAAGTGCGGTTGCGACTGCAATGAAGGATCTTGGCGGAGATGATCAAGCTACTACAAAGAACCGCAAGAAATCAGCAGTGACAAAGAAGAAAAGTGTCACAGCTGATCGTGTCACACGTGACTTTGTGAAGGCTATCATCACTGGTGATACCGTTGCATTGAAGGCAATGACTACTGCCACAGGTGACACAGCCAAAGCTGGATACACAATTCCAGAGATCCTTGAAACAGAGATCATGCGGCTTGTACAAGAAGAATATGGTATTTCACGGCGTGAAATGCGATACATGCCATTCAGTGGAGCTGGTAACAAACGAACCATCGTAACAGGTGGAGCGCTGTCAGTTTACTGGACGGATGAAGGTGGCAAGAAAACATCTACACAAGCTGTACTTGCACCAGTAACACAGGAACTCAAGAAGCTAGCAGCCATCGTGCCGCTAACTGATGAGCTGATCGAAGATTCTGCTGTGAACCTAACAAACTATGTTGCGACATTGTTTGCTGAAGCGATTGCAAAAGAAGAAGATGATCAATTCCTAGCTGGTGACGGTACTGTGTACACAGGTGTTGTAAATGACACAAACACAAACGCTGTCACTATGGCATCTGGCGAAACAGTAGCTGATATCACAGTTGAAAAACTGCGTGCGATGCTAACTGCGACACCAGCCACAGCAAGACGGCGTGGAAAATTCTTCATGTCACCATCTACATACGATGTGATTGCGGCATTGAAGGACGGATCTGGAAATTACCTATTTCCAGAAATGCACAGTGGACGGGTGGAGCGACTTCTTGGAAAAGATGTTGTGCTATCTGAATCACTACCAGCAGCCGACACTACAACTGCATCAGCTGGAATCTTCTTCTTTGGAGATCTAGCACAAGCAGCTGTATACGGTGACAAAAACGGGATGCAGATTTCTACATCAAGTGAAGCTACGATCCGAAACGTATCGGATGATGCAGATGTGAACTTGTGGGAACAAGACATGACTGCTGTACGTGTTGTACGACGTGTTGGATTTGTGATGGCGCTTCCAAAAGCACTGACACGATTCACCAACGGTGCGTAGTCACTGACTACCAAATAAAAAGGCCGCACGTGGGTGCGGCTTTTTTAGTGTGTGGCGTGGTAAAATACAGACACTATGGATCAGCTAAAAAATCTAATCAAAGTCACGCTGACAGCTGGCATCAATGCTACTGATACTTCAATTGTTCTATCATCATCAGATGCTGCCAAGCTGCCAGATCCAGACAATGGTGAGTACAACTTGCTGGTGTGGAATGAAACTGATTTCCCCAATGCGTATGAAGATCCGAAAGCGGAGTTTGTGCGCGTGATTGAAAAAACCAGCAACACATTCACGATTCAGCGGCCAGCAGAAGGCAATGCGTACAATGGCGAAGGCACAACCAACACTGCACGCACACACAACAAAGCTGACAAAGTGTTTGCGGCTGCCATCGTAGTATCTGCCAAACTATTCAATGACATCCAAACGGATCTTGATCGCAAAGCAGACATTGATCATCTGCATGATGATCGCTACTACATCAAAGCCACAGTGGATTCAGCATTGGCACTGAAGGCCGCAGCTGTACACACACACGCTTTGAATGAAACAGTTGGACTTGTGGACGCTTTGGCCGCAAAAGCCGCTACAGCGCACACACACACCATCACAGACGTGGTTGATCTTGATACTGAACTGGCATCCAAAGCTGAATCAACCCACACGCATGATGATCGGTACTTCACAGAAACAGAAGTGACGGCATTGCTGACTGGAAAAGCTGCTGCAAGCCACAACCACAATGATCTGTACTACACGGAATCTGAAGTGGATGGATTTCTTGCCGCCAAAGCCGCAGCATCACACAATCATGACGATCTGTATTTCACTGAAGCTGAAGTGACAGCACTACTGGCAACAAAGGCAGCTTTGAATCATGATCATGATTCTGACTACGCGACACCAGCACAGGTGACTGCAGCTGTAGCAGGCAAGGCAGACGCATCACACAGCCACACAGCAGCCAACATCAGCGACTTTGATGCAGAAGTGGACGCGAATACCAATGTGACTGCAAACACGTCACACAGGTCAAATACAGCCAATCCACACGGTGTGACAAAGCAGCAAGTTGGACTTTCAAACGTGATCAATACACTGCAGCTGGTAGCTGCGGATGTGCAGGACGTTTTGACATCTACTGATGCTGATGTGCCGCTATCTGCAAACCAAGGCCGCGTGCTGAAGGGATTGATTGATACTGTGAACACGGTACTTTCAAGCGACACAAACGCACTGGATACGCTACAAGAAGTGGTGGATTTCATTGAAGCAAACAAAGCGACACTGGATGCGCTTGCAATTGGATCTATCGCTGGCCTGCAGGCAGCACTGGATGCCAAAGCGGATCTGAATCACACACACAGTCAGTACGTGCAGAACACTGGCAATGAATCAATTGCTGGCAACAAAACTTTTGCTGGTGATATTGCAATGAGTGATAGCACATTGGTGCTAGACAAAGACAAAGGATTTGTGCTGGATGATTACAACCGCAACGGCAGAAACCACATTTGGGCAGTATCAAAGCAATATCCAGATTTTGGAATTTCATACTTTGAAGGCGCTACTGATGATATCCGATTCCATTCATCTGGAAATCCACTAGCGCCAGAATTCAGAATCACTGGATTTGGTGATGGATATTTTGGACGCGACATGCACGCAGTACGCAATGCGATCATTGGCGGCAGTGTCACAATCGCTGATGATGCTTTTGATGCCGCAGATTGGAACGGCAATCTGACTGTGCCAACAAAGAATGCTGTGCGCGATAAGATGGAGCTGATCGAAGCGGAGATTGCAGGCAGGGCAGCAGCTAGCCATTCACACGCAATTGCTGATGTGGATGATCTTCAGACTACGCTTGATGGTAAGGCAGCGGCATCGCATACGCACGCACAGTCAGAGATCACAGGATTGACTGCATCACTAGCTGCGAAAGCAAACACATCGCACACACATGCAATTGCGAACATCACTGGACTTGATACCGCGCTTGGTGACAAAGCCAACGCCACACACACACATGACATTGACGATACATCTGGATTGACAGATGCACTTGCTGGCAAAGCAGCAACCAGTCACGGTCACAGTGATGCAACCAGTGGAGCTGCAGGATTTATGAGTGCCACAGACAAAGCAAAGCTGGATACATACGTGAACCGCATCACAGTGGCAGCAATCGCACCATCTTCACCAGCCACAAATGATATTTGGATTGATACTAACTAGCAAAATATGTCAGATATAAGAGTTGAAAGTTTTGATGTAGAAGTAGCCGATGGCGGCACACACACGCTGAACAATGATGTTGGTGCGCTAGCAAATGCGTTTGTCAAAAACAACAACAACACAAGAAAAGGATCTGCTGGAATAGTTGGCAACGGTGGAAATACGTCACCACGTGATGCATCCATGGCGGCTGAATTGACTGCCACAGACACCATCACATTCAGAGCTGGCAGCGGTGCATCAGTACACAAATTCATTGGTGAAGTGTGGAGATATCTTGGTGCAGCAGGTGGTGCAAATGAATTCATTGTGCGCGGCAGAGTGGCCGTGACACTTGGCAGTGGTGTTTCTAGCAACACAGCAGCTGTCAGCGGCATTGTTGCTGAAGGTGACTGTGTGCCATTCATGGCTGGATTGAGTAGTGATCAAACAAGCCTTTCTGATTATGATGCGGCAACTGTTGGTGTGCGCATGAACGGATCTGGCAGTGTAGAAGTCAGCAGGCAATCTACCACTGGCAGCGTGACTGTATATGTGACGGTTGTTGAATTCACGGGAAGCAATTGGAAAATTGGATCTGGAGTGAGTGCGAATCATGATTCTGCACGTGAGCTAGTCACATTGAATACTGACATTGATGATTGGGGAAAAACTTGGCTGGAAGCTACTGGCCAAGGTGACACCAGCAAAACAGGATTGGCTGATGTGATGTTTCTGGCGTATCCAGCAGCTGCCACAAATCAGATATATGTTGACTATCAAGAAGGCGATGGAAGTGCGCGCAATGATGGTACTGCATACGTGTACGCGATCAAAAATGAAGATGCGATTGTGTCACACAATGGCAGTAGTGATGAAATTCTTGAAGGTGAAAACAGCTACGGCACATCAATCATATTGCCAGCTGCAGTCAATCAAAATCAGATATTGAGCAGATATAGTTTGTCATGGTTTGTGACTACATCTGGTACTGGTACAGCGCACGCCAGAGGTGCGCTAGCTGCGCGCATCACTGGAAATGAAGGATTCAGCCAAGGTGATTCACTTCTGGCAGAGCAGTATGACAGCACACTTGATGTGACGTTTGAAACTTTGCTGACTTTTCCAGCTGTGCCAAACGGTTGCTTGATCGAAGCTGGTGGAAGTGGAACGGGTACGTTTGTTGGATTTGTGGATGGTGTATTCATTGCGCGCGCTGGTGCAGGTGGCAGCCCGACACCAGACACCACTACTGCATATCTGGAAATACCGCCAGCAACATACAACTTTGCAGGCAAAACAGGAGTGCTGACAGTTGCTATTGATGTGAGTGCTGGCACTATCACTGTGACGTTTGATGAAGGTGACAATGGTGTGATCAATCACACATCCACAGGCACAGCCGCTTCTGGTATTGCCAATTGGTCTGGTGGTGATGATGGTGGTATTGGATTTGCAAACGGTAGTGTGACTGGTGGCTATCCAGCAATTTCCTTCAATGGAACAATGACAGAATTTGACTTTGATCAATCTGGCGGCATTGATGCAACATACGTCATTGATCACTGGATTCATCGAAGTGGGAATGCTGTGAAGGCCAGATTTGCCATCATTGATATATCGCAGATGATAGATGCCGCGCCGCCTGCAGCAACTGGCCAGATCAAAGTGCAGGGTGCTGGCGGATTTGAAGCCAAGCCATTGAAGATTTGGAACGGATCAGCGTTTGTTGTGAAGCCAGTCAAGCGCTGGAATGGATCAGCATGGGTGGTCACATCATACTAGCTGTTATAATGGCAACATGATTGGCATTCCACTTGGATCACAAATACTTGGCGCGGTGCATGGACGGGCATCAGCTGAATCATTGCCGCCGTATTCCCCACTGGCTGCCATCGTGTACACGGCTGGCCAGCCAGTCACCAGCAAAGAAGATGGTGTATTTGAAAAGATCACAGGCCGCACCACACCAAAGGAAAATCCATACAGTAGCAAGCGTTGATGTTATAATATATTCACTATGAAAGCGTACACAGATGTTGCCACAGTTGAAAACTATCTGCTGACAGAAGTGTCAAGCAGTTTTGAGCCGCAAGTTGAAACATGGATTGATGCCATGAGCATCTATGCTGACACGCTAGCTGACAGGCGGCTGATCGCTGAAGCTGAAGAAACAATGAAGTTTGATGGCACACGCACAACTGAAATGAAGCTGCCAGATTTCCAAACAATCACAGCACTTTCAATTGGTGGTGAAGCGATTGCTGAAGAAAACTACTTCTTGTATCCGCCAAACAAACAGACAAAAAACCGTATCGTGTTGAAGTCTGGACACTTCCCATTTGATCGCCAGAATATATCTGTCACAGCCAAGTTTGGCCTATTCCCTGCAGATGCAATTCCAAACGATATTGCATGGGCAGTCACAGTGTTTGTGGCTGGCATCATCAACCGTGCCAACACATCTGGAAAAGAAGTATCCAGTGAATCAATCGGACGCTATTCAGTATCGTACCGCGCAGAAAAAGGGTGGGATGATTACAAGCGCGCAACTGAAATCATCAAAGGGTATAGACGCATAACATTCTAGCTATGGCCATCAGCGACTATTTTGATACAACAATAAATATACGGCGGCTGACAGCAACCACAGGCGCAAAGAAGGCATTTGCAGATGTTGCTACAAACGTAGCTGCACACATCCAGCCACTGACAGCGGAGATCATCCAGAATTCACCATACATTTTTGGAAAAGATTTTCAGCTATTCACTAATGATCAAACGATCCAAGAAGGTGACAGAATCACAGATGCTAGTGGGGAATACAAAGTGATTGCGGTTGAAGAATTCAATTTCCGCGGCAAGCAGCGACACAGTGAAATCATTATCAGAATCTTTGATGAAAAATAGATCATGAAAGTTGGCGCACGTATATTGAACACTGGCCAAGTCATGAAGGCATACCGCACGGCCAGCAAACAGATGGATCAGAAACTTCAAAATCGTGTTGAAGCTGCTTTGCGTATTGTGCAGCGTGAAGCGATGCGCCAAGCGCCAGTGGGGAAATATCCAAGCGGATCTGGCCGCACTGGTGGTACTTTGCGCCAGTCAATCAAGTATGAGCGTATAGCGCCGCTGACAGGTATTGTAGAAGCCAAAGCGCACTATGGTGTATACGTGAACTACGGTACATACAAGATGCGTGCCAATCCCTTCATGGATCGCGCATTGAAGCTAGCCAATCCAATCATCCGCAAGAATTTCAAGCTGGCCGTCACAGCCACGCTGAAGGATATGCAGGTCAAGTGATATAATATAAACACATGAGCTATCGACTATTACATCAAGCAGTTGTAGACAAATTGAAAGCAACCACTGGCATCACTGATCTAGCGGTTGATATAAACTACGCGCACACCAAATTCACTGGCTTCCCTTCCATTGCCGTTGCCAATTCCAGCAATGAAAATGACTACCAAGCAAACGATGCACGGCGGCGCACATACGGCTTCAGCATCTATGTCTACGATCTTTTCAATGACAATGACGATTATGAAGCCAGCGTGAAGAAGGTTGAAGATCTGATGGATCAAGTCATTGAAGTATTCAATTCATCCGATGCGCTGCAACCAACGGCGCTTCAAACGCAGCCAGTGCCAGCGTCATTGATCACAACTGATGCTGGTGATGAAGGTGTGTACACAGTTGGCGAAGTCATTGTGCGGTGTACCGTATATGAAGGATGCTAGCGTGATATAATATCTGTAATGATTGAATCATACCAAAACAAATCAATCGGGAAATCACCACGAACAAAATCAGCGAAAGCTGGCAAGCGTTCTGCTGTTGGATCAGCGGTGAAAACGGGAATGAAGTCATATTCATTTCCGTCTGTTGGACGTACAGTGAAAGCTGGAAGTTTGGCAGAAGCAACCAAAATTATAAATAAAGAATCTAAAGAATAATTATGTTACTTTCAGAAAATATCCAGCTTGGAGTTGGTGTTGAAACAACACGCGGTACTGCCATCGCACCTGCACATTGGGTGCGTGGACGTGTACCAACATCCATCATGCTGATGAATGAAAAGCAACTGATCAAAGAAACCAAAGGATCACGCGCAGCATCACAGGATTCACAGATCACTTCACAACGTGTGGAAGGTGATTTTGAATTCAATGTGCGAAACGCGGCCATCGGATACTTCTTGAAGTCACTGCTTGGATCTGTCGCATCTGCTGAAAAAGGCGGAGATTCTGGAATCTATGATCACACCTTCAGTGTTGACGTGGATGAACCAGAATCACCATCACTAACTGTCGCAGTGGCACGTGGTGGCAAGCAGCATTATCAATACCCATTTGTACTGATCGCAGGACTTGAGATCAGCGCAGTGATGGGTGATCTAGTGTACGCAGTAGCCAACTTTGTTGGTAAAACTGAAACAGAAGTCAGTGACTACACACCAGCATTTGCTGATGATGATCACATTTTCCCACGTGAAGGCGTGACTGTGAAAGTAGCTGACAATGTAGCTGGACTTGGCGCAGCAACTGGAATCTGTCTGACAGAATTTTCATTGAGCGTACAAAACGGCGCACGGCCAAAGATGTGTTTGTCATCACTGACACCAGAAAACATCATCGCTTTGATGTTTGATATCACTGGATCACTGTCACTTGATCACGTAGATAAGACGTATCACGACTGGTACACATCTGGATCTGCCAAAGCAATGGAAATCACTATTGAAAACACTGGCAAGCAAATCGGAACTTCAAGCACACCAAAGGTTGTGATCACACTTCCAAAAGTGACACTTGAATCACGTTCTGAAGATAGGCCAATTGATGAAATCGTATCTGAAGCGATTGATTTCACAGCACACTTTGATGATGCTGAATCAAAGCAGATCGAAGTTGTAGTGACGAATGAAGAAGCCAGCTACTAGCAAACCTAACTATTGAGAATTATGATTGAAGCAACAACGCAAACGATCACAACTGACATCTGCAAAGCGGAGATTGTTGTGAAGGATTGGATCACTGCCAAAGAGCAGCAGACAATCCAGAACGTGATCTTTGCAAAGATGAAGATGGATGTGTCACCAGCCGCACAGCGCGATGGTTTACCAGCCACAAGCGGCATTGATCCAGCTGCCGCTGTAGAAATGCAGAACAAAAGCGTTGAAACATACGTTGTGAGTGTGAATGGCGATGAAAAGAACAAGCTGCAGAATCTGCTATCAATGCCAGATGCTGACTTCCAGCAAGTGATTGATCACGTCAATTCCCTTGATGCAAAAAAAAATTCACAAACTACCAACTAATCGTTGATCTGTGTTTGGAGATGAAGTGGGATTTTCATACCTACATGGCGCAACCTGCATGGTTTATCAATGCAATAGTTGCGGAGTTGAATGATCGCGCAACAGAGATCAAGAAACGTAGCAAAAGAAAATAACCATGAATTCATCTAGCCAGACAATCAAAGTAGTAGTAGATGCGGAAAACAATACTGCGAAGGCTTTTGCTGCTGTTGAAAAATCAGTAGCAAAAGCAGAAAAAAACATCAGCACGTTTCAAGATCGACTTGGCAAACTGCAACCGACTTTCCAGAAAATGGCACTGGCAGGAACGGCAGCGTTTGCAGCGATTGGCGCTGGTGCTTTTTCTTTGGCCAAAGAAGCGGCCAACACGCAACGTACAGCGCAATCATTTGATGCGTTGACGAAAAGTATCGGATCTACACCAGATGCCATCTATGGACTGCGTGAAGCTACACGCGGCCTTGTGGATGATACTGCGCTGATGCAATCGGGATCACGTTTGATTTCAATGGGTCTGGCTGAAACTGAAGATGAAATGAACAAGCTATCTGAAATGGCTGTGAAGCTAGGATCAGCGATGGGAAATGAAGCCACGCCATCAATGGAAAACTTTGCACTTATGCTTGCAAACCAATCTATTCTGCGATTGGATAGTTTTGGTATTTCTGGTGCGAAGGTACGTGAACGGATCTTGGAGCTGACTACTGGCACAAACGCACTGACACGCGAACAAGCATTCATGCAGGCTACAATGGAAGAAGGGGAAAAATCAATGGCGCGGCTTGGTGACACTAGCAACACAGCTGGTGAAAAGATGCAGGCGATGCAAGCCAACATCATCAATATGCGAAATGAAGTGGGGAATGCATTGATTCCAATTCTTGAAGATCTGATGGAAATACTGACACCAATCATCAAAGCAGTCAGCAACTTTGCCAAAGAGAATCCACAGCTGGTGAAAACACTGGTGATCGTGTCGCTGGCTGTAGCTGGCGTTGTAGCAGTGCTTGGAACGCTTGGAATTGCCTTGTTTGGGGTCACAAATGCCATTGTTGGTATGAAGGGTGCTGTCATGACAATAGTTGTCGTACTGAAGAAGTTTGCGGCACTAGGACTTGCAGGTGGAGTGGTTGCAGTGGCACTTGCTGCAGTGGCCGCACTGATTGGATACGTGATCTTCAAGCTGTACGAATTTGGAAAAGAAGTTGGCGGCATTGGCAACGCATGGTCACTGACTGTTTTGAATATGGAAATCAAATTCTGGAAGTTTGTGCAGACTGTGGTGACGGGGATTGATAACATCTTCAGCAAGATTCCAGGTTTGGGATCTGTGTTTGGTGAAACAATAGACAATATCAATAGCAAGATCACTGATGCTGAAGCTAACTTTGATTCATTGGCCGTGCAGGGCATCCAAGCAGCTGCAGATGAAGGAAAAGACTTTGGAGCTACAATGACAGATGCACTGTCACAAATCACTTCTGGACTTGATCTAGCAGGCAGCACAGGTGAATCTATGGCAGACAAGATGGATGAATCCTTCACAGCTACTGTGGAAGGCATCAAAGAGATCCGCGATGAAATCACTGCCACGTGGGATGATATCAATGCGGCTGTTTCGCAGTACCGTGACAGCACGGCTGATGAAGAATCTAGTCACCAAGATAAGGTGGTGAAACTAGTGGCAAACGCAAAAGACAAACTGAAGGATCTTGAATCTGACATGCGTGATGCCAAGAAGGATGATGATGCAGCTGACATCAAGCGAATCCGTGAGCAGATGGAAGCGCAAGAAGATATCATCACATCATACAAGCGGAGTGATCTGCAGCTGGATGAAGAAATCAGTGAGCAACGGCGATTCCTGCAGAAGAATGAATTTGAGCAATTGCAAGAACTACATGACAAAAAACTGCTATCAATGCAGAAGGAATTTTTGACAGATCAAGTATTCAAACTGCAGAAGCTGGTGCTGCTAAAGCAGGAACACGGGCAGATCATGAACACAATTTCATCACAGGAACGTGCTGTGATCGAAGCGGAGATCAGCAAATCAAAGACATTCCGTGAGCAACTGGACTTCCAGAAAAAAGGGCTTGGCACTTGGATGGATCAGACTGTCAGCATGTATGAAGATTATGTGAAGCAGGTCAATTCCACATTGTCTGATATCAAAAGCGATGGTGGCGGATCTTCACGCGGCAAACGTGCTGCAGGTGGATCAGTGGCTGCCAATTCCCCGTACACAGTTGGTGAAAAAGGCGCAGAAACATTTGTGCCATCTACATTTGGCCGCATCATTTCAGCTGATCGAAGCATGGGCGGCGGAAATACAACTGTAGTATTCACTGGCAATACCTTCATGGATGAAGAAGATGTGGCTGAAAAAGTTGGTGACAAAATTGCGCGGACACTAAAGGATAATATGCGCGTATAATATATCTATGGCATTTCAAATCACTATTGGCGGAGTGGATCGCACAAAAGAAATCAAGCGCACCAACTTCAAGATCAATGACATCATCAATAATCGGGTAGACACCTGCAGCTTCAAGATTGAAAAAGTATCTGCTGGCGGCTACGCACCAGCACTGAATGCGGAAGTGATTGCGCTTCTTGATGGTGAACGGATCTTTGGCGGCAACGTGTCGCAGTGTGGAGTACGCACCATTGGAAGCACAAAGGCCGTCACGCTTGATGTGAAGTGTGTTGGCTTCAAGCATCAATTCAGTAAGATGTTGGTCACAGATCGTTTTGAAGATATGACAGCCAACGCGATCATCACAGCGCTGATGGCTGACTATGGTGACGGCTTCACAATGGCGAACGCCGCGGCAGATGTGCAGATTGATTCAATTGCATTCAACCGAATCCCATTGAGCGATGCCATCAATAAATTGGCAGGGCTGATCAATTACAGCTGGTATATCGACTACAACAAAGATCTGCATTTTTTCCAGAAAAACAGCAAAACATCTGCATTCAATATCGCTGATGATTCAGCCAACTATGTGTTTGAATCACTTGAAGTCACCAAAGATATATCACAGATCCGAAACAGCATCTTTGTGCAGGGTGGTGAAGAACGTGGTGAACCGCGGATTGAAACGTATGTTGTAGAAGAAGGTCAAACCACATTCCCACTGGCCAACAAGTTTGCAGAGCAACCAGATGTGGAAGTGGATGGCATCGCACAGACAGTGGGTGTTGACTTCAAAAGTGAAGATGCTGATTTTGAAGTGCAGTGGAACTTCAATCAAACGTATATCAAATTTACGGATGGCAATGAGCCAGCCACAGATGCTGAAGTCACTATTGAAGGAATACCGCTATTCCCTATTCTTGTGAACGTGCCTTCACCAGTATCCATTGGCGAATTTGGACGCTTTGAATTCAGTATTGTGGATAAAACGATCAAGTCACGGGGTCAAGCTGTGGAACGTGCGCTGGCGGAGCTGCAAGCATACGGTGGTCAGATCAGTGAAGGATCATTCCGCACACACGTTGGCGGATTGCGGTCTGGTCAAATCATCAATATCAATTCAGATCTGCGTGGCATCGCAGAAGATTTCTTGATTCAAAAAGTCAGCTTCAGCGTGATCAATGATGTGGTTGAAGGTGACATTGTGGAAAAGTATTTGTGGGAAGTGGATCTGGCTACACTGAAAACAGTGGGGATCATTGCCATCATGCAGCGGCTATTGCTGCAAGAAGAACTGTCTGAAGGTGAGCAGGAATCACTGCTGACATATCTTGAATTTGCTGACAGGGCAGTGATATCTGATTCACTGGATTCTATCGCAGGCCAGCCGAATGATTATGTGTACGACAATCCAGAAGGTGATCTGACTGGCAATACTGCAGAGTATGGCGCTGCTAGCTTTGGATAATGGTAAAATATAGATATGAAAAGCGCTTCAGTAAAACAATCAAAGAAATGGGATGTGCAAACCAACGTGCGCACAGGCAAAAAGATGGTGGTTGAAACCGCTGAAGTGTCGAAGTCACGGCGCATGATTGATCCAAAAGAGATCCGAAAACAGATCCAGATCTGCAATCGTAACATTGAAAAATTCCGTGATCGCAAAGATATGTTGAAGGAAATGCTTGAAGATGCCAAGGTAGCTGAAGAAGCTGATTCTAAATTCACTGCAAAATAGTATGAAAACAATCATCAGAAAAAAAGATGGAGTGACGATTGAAGGACACATGGAAATGCGTGTGCTTGATTCTGTGACTGGCGAAGTGAAGCGTGTACACAGTCAAAAAAATAAGATTGTGGCAGCTGCAGGATACGGCGTGAATCTAATCATGCGGCAGTTTGGTGGCGATCAAACCTATTCACTGGATCTATCCAAATCCAAAATTGGCACAGGCACAGCCGCGGTCACTGGAACTGAAACAGATCTTGCTGCACCAGTCACCACAATAGCACGCACCAAGCAATCACCATCTACAACCAGCATCGAACTGGAATTCTTTGCCACTGACAATGAGCTTGCCAATGGTACATATCATGAATTTGGTGTGTTCACTGATGATACAAGGATCTTCACACGGGTGCTGATCAATACGCCAGACGGATTCACCAAAGCATCGCTAGAAGATGTCATGGTAAAATACACAATAACTATCACACCATCATGATCAAGCAAGGTAATAGAATCAAATCAGCTGACTTCCAACTAGATGGAGATTTTATTGCTGGTGAAGCAATTGCTGCTGGTGACGCTGTAGCAATAAAACCGTATCAACAGGATGAACCAGAAGAAAACGCTTTTTCAGCATCAGCAAATTCATCAGTAATTGCTGGATCAAATGGTGCTATGATCCAATCATTTACTATTCCATCCAATATGGAATCCATGGTGAATATGACGGTATACGTTGGTAGTGTTGGAGTGCAAAGCAATGGTGGTGTTATCTCTTTGAGATCTACACGTGAAGGTGCTGAAATAGTAACACAATTACACGCTGAAGGCAATAGTAATGTAAAAACTATTGATTTGAGCAATGTGACGCTGGTGGCTGGTGAAACATATTACGTTCACGTCAGAGCAGAAAATGGAAATATTGGATGGACATCATCATCTACAACAGGTAGCGGCGCAGAACAATTTATTGGTGGAAATTGGCAAGCAAGATCCAATCTATTTGGTTTGATTGTTAGATATATACCAAAACCAAATTTTGAAGCATTCAAAGTTTACAAAACCAGCGCAGCTGAAGCAAATGAGCGAATCAATTTTATTGGCTTTGCAAAAACTGCTGCAGCACTTGATGCAACAGTAGATATAGATATTCAACTAATCACTGATGGTCACGGTCTGACACTGACAGCAGGATCTGAATACTTTTTATCAGACACGCTTGGTGAAATTTCTACCAGTGAAGGCACTATCAAGCGGCTTGTTGGTCTGGCGGCCACTACAGCGCGACTGGTGCGCGCACGGGGTGCAGTATCAGATCTGATCAGTTTTGCTACAAACGCTATCGCGCCATGTCCGCTAATGATCGCAAACACTAGTAGTGATACCAACATGAGAATTTATGGCAACCTTGTTGAAGGTGGAATGCAAGTGCGTGCTGGTGAAGTGCTGCAGGGTGCAAACGCTAGCCGCATCTTAGATACAGGAAGCCCAATCTAGTGTGTAGCACAATGGTATAATGTTGGTACTATGGATATCACAGTGTCATTCAATCCCCTTTTTGCTGTAGCCGCTGCCGTGATCTTCACAGTTGGATTCATTTGCGGTGTATTATACAACCGCAAACATCGTGGCGATGATATCAATCTGCCGCACATCGCACACGCTTCCGTTGTATTCATGGGGATCATCATCGCACCATTTTCAGTGCTGATCGAATTGAACATCAGCACAACCGCTGTTGCATTCTGGATCGCTTCCGCACTGGCATTCTATGGAGTGGATGCAGGCGTGATGGCTGGCAAATTCTTTGATGCTGCAATCAGCAGCCGCGGCACAGCTAACAAAAAATAAATGAAAAAAAACATTCAGAATCCAGTTGGTAGCTATGCAATCACCTTGCTGGCCGCCTTCTTGTTCATCAATGGTGCTTCATACACATGGCAAACTGTGAGCAGTAATGCTGTGTACTTTTTCCCACTGGATCGCTATGTTGAAGTATCAGCCATCACAATCCAAGATTGGCCGATCAATCAAGATCAGCAGCTGGCATCCACATTCAGATCAGTGGATCGCAACTTCATTGCTGATATATACCATGAGCCAAAATGCTTTGATGAAGATTTTGGTGACTACATAAAATTGGCCAGCGTGGATGATGATTTGATCCACATTGATCGTGGCGTACCAATCCAACGCAAGGTTGATCCAAACACAGGTGAAGAAGTCACCAGAGTGAATTGGCGGCTTCCGATCCGTGATTCACTGCGCACAGAGCTGCGCAAACACATTGGTGAGCGTTGTGGATGGCAGATCACATACTTTTTCCGAATGCCAAACGGTGAGCTGAAGGAATATCCAGAAACATTTTTTGCAGAATATAAAGTGTTACCAGCAAAGATCCAGCCAATTGAATTCATTGAAGATGAAATACTGCAGCCGATTCTGCTTGAAGATGTAGACATCGTTATTCAACCAGACTAGAAGCATCTGATGCTATAATATAAATATGAAAACATTGTACCGACTTGTTGTGAGCGCAAAGCCAATCACTGATGATCTGATTGATCGTCAAACGCAAGCTGATGGCATCATGAGAATTCCAGATCAGCTGAATATTGTGACGGAATTTGCATACATCCCAAACATGCTGGATGGCGCTGTGCTTGAATCTGACAAAGACATTGATGAAAAGTGGCTGAAGGCTGCTGTGAATCGTTTAGACTATCACTGGATTCACCTGCACATGGATGATGATCAATGGCGTGATCTTGGATTGCGCAATACGTTGTGGGGTCAGCAGCGGACTGTTGGCGGCCAAGTGGTCAGCTATGGCCGATGGAGTGAAGATGGCAGATACCAAACGTCACATCGTTATGAATCGCCAGTGTCTGAATTGCCAGAAGAAGCGCTTGGAGTGTGGCATGAAGGATGTCACGGATTCAATGGCATTCTTGGTGCATCATCAATTGCACTGACACATTCCATGTTCTATGGATATGATCGACTGTATACCAAAGCTGAAGAAAAGAAGCTGAAGCCGCGGCGATACGTCAAAACGCCGACACCATTGCTAGCTTGGCGATCACTTCAGTGGGGTAGATTGCCAGAGCTTGAAACGCGGAAGGCAAAGCCAGTCAAAGCGTACGGAATCGAAATTGAACAAAAGCTGCTTGATAACGGCAGCGCATCGCCGCAATGGTGGACTGGCAATTCTCCAAAGTCATTGGTGCTTCACACCACACGTGGCGATGATGCAGGGCTTGGATCGTGGGCATGGCTGGATCAGATTGAACTGTCATACCACTTCATCATTGCTTCAGACGGCAAGATATACCAACTAGTACCATTTGGTTGCAGTGCGTGGCACGCAGGGATCTATTCAAACCCAACTGCCGCAGTTGAAGCATTCTTCAATGGTGAGAATCCAAACCGATTATCAATCGGGATCGCATTTGCGCGCAACGCACAGGCGCGGCTGACAGATGATCAAGTAGTAGCATTTGTTGGACTGGCAAAGATCATTGGCCAGCATACAGGCGTACACTATTCTGCAGCCAACATTTTCAGCCACATAGACATTTCAGATCACAAGCCAGCTGAAGTGCGCGACTACCGATGGCAGTGCTTGGATGCGTTGCAAGGTGATCGTGAACCAGATCCAGTAGCGCCGCCAGAACCAGATCCAGTGATCATTGATACAGCCACATTGTTTGCTGCCATTGATACTGAAGCGCTGCTGATGCTGGCGAAGCTGATGCTTCAAGAAGCGGCACGGCGTGGCCAATTACAATCATAATAAATTCATCATGGAAATAATCGCAGCAGCCATCTTACTGGCAACATTTGTAGAAGGATTTGTTGAATACCTATTCAGCGGAGTACCAGAAAAAGCACGGAAGTATCTGAAGTACGTGGCACTTGTATTTGGTATAATTGTGGCACTACTATTCAACATTGATCTGCTAGCCAGCGTGTTTGGAATCGCATCAGCAATTCCATTTGTTGGCCAGATCATGAGTGGTCTGGTGATTGGACGTGGATCAAACTACGTTCATGATTTTCTTGGAAGCAGGGGATCTACATCCAAAGATGCAACGGTCACGGCGCGCCGTCAGCCAGTGATCCGTCAAGATTTACAAGTAGGCGGCTAATTCATATTTGCAAAGTATCATGTCACAAAATTACACAACCATCACACAAGATGATGTTGCCATCAATCCAGAACTAGCTGGACGTGTAGGCGAAACAGTAGAAGCCAATGAGTACAAAAAACTTGTTGGAATGGGGAAGGGCAACGGCATCAAAACCGAAACCAAAACAAAGGCAGCTGCACCAGCAGAAACTACAACTGCCGATGAAGCATCCACACCAAAGAAGGGTGGGAAAACAGCCAAGGCGTAGTACAATAGAAAAGGCAGAGATGCCATTCTCAATGGTTGTTCACTCAATCCAAGAAGGCCGCACAGCAATGTGTGGCTTTTTTGTGTCGAGGTAGCAAAGAGCCTTATTTTTCAACGTATCTCGTGTACTTGTGGGGTCACTTCCCCACTTCCGTGTGTGTCCCTTTTCGCTTCAGAAGGGGTCAAAGTGATATA